GCCCGCAGCCGAATGCTGTTGACCGATGATGATATTCGCCGAGCCATTAGTCACCACCGTATACGAAGCGCCCGAAGGAGCCGCCGCTACGACGAACCGATAGTTCAAGCCAAGCGCAGGAGCCGGGAGAGTCGTCACGAACTCAGTCGCTGAACTCAGGAAGAAAGTCTTCCCGCTCTCGGACGCCAGCACCGTGCGAGTCGCAGTCAGCACTTCAGCGTTCTTGGCATTGACAGGAACAGCCGCGCCCGCAACGTTCTGATACAGAACATCGCTGACGAAGCCAAGACCTTCAGCCGTGCCGTTGTCAACTGATGCGGCGAGGAAGTCGCCAAGGGAAGTGAATTTTTGAACGTAATGAGTAGCCATCGGGGAATCCTTTCAAATGGGCGCAGCCCCGGCCGCGCCAAACGTGCGTAGAATAGGGTCACTATTCTACGCATGACTTACGTCTTACGCACCGACGATAATGAACCCGTCAGCCGCGTCAGCCGCCGAAGACTCGGTGGCCCCACCGACCGTCGTCGCTGCCGCAATCGAAATGTCAGCCGCGCCAACGTAGCCGTCGCCGAGGATGAACACGTATTCCTGACCCGTCACGTTGAACTGCGCGGTCACGATGGTCGCCGTAGTCGCCGAGTTATCGTCCGCGTCATTCACGGAGAGGAACGAAGCCGTGGTGCCCGAAGTCCGACGACCCTTTGCATACACGCCATACAGCGTATAGGGACCATCCGGAATGTCGAGAGTGGCCTGTCCACCGTTCGCCGTAATGTCTTCGGCCGAGAACGGAATGAACTGGAGGTCTACGTTCTTCTTCTGCGTGGCAAGATACAGCTTCAGTGCGAGAAACGCTTCGCGGTTGCCCGGCTTCGCGTTCTGCAATGCAATCTTGACCTTCTGCCACACCTTATTGGAATTTTCAGTTGCCAGAGCCATGTTGATGTCCTTCGCCTACCCGCCTTGACGAACAAGGCTAGGAGTTCTACTAGAAGGTGCGATTCACCGCACCGGGTGTTGGGACTTACCTGTGATTCCGCTGTCCCGTGCGGGCCTGATACGAACGCCATGCATCGCCTGAACGGTTATACATGTCGTCGCGAATCGCTTTCTTCTTCGCCGCTTCCTCTTTCGCTTCGGCGGCTTCCAGTCCATCAGCCACTTTATCAGCCCCACCCTGTGCCCACAGGTCGCGAGACTTCAAGTCGGCGATGATGTTGTCGATGCTCCATGATGTGCCAGTCCTGAAAATCAGTGAAACAGGCACCAGCCCGTGTGATAGGGCTGTCTTCGTATCTTGATTCGTCAGCACCGAGTGCAACGCTTCATCGGAGAGCCCCGCGCTTAACTGTCTACGGCGGGCTAACACGTAAGCGAACGGGCGAACGAACGACGGGAAAACCACGAGCATGTTGTCGTAATCGTAGAGACGTTGCAACCAGAACGCTGGCGGCACAGCCATCTTGGAGTTCAGGTTCAGATAGTTCACACCATCATACGGATTGAACTCGGCGCGCATTAGCTGTTATCCGTGAACGTCTCGGGCGAGTGAACCCGCACGCCAGCGTCGAAACTCGACTTGGCCTGCACCTTGTTCTTCGCTTTCGTGCCACGAATGACCACATGTTCCTTCGGCCCTAACTGGTCCGCGAAATGGTCATCGACGTTCCAACGACTCGGCTTGTTGTCAAACGCTTCCCATTCCTCACGCGTGAACGGTGTCTGCCGGTCAACCTCGTAGCCCTTGACCGAAATCATGTATTGCGCACCCGAGATTGACGGGTTCGTCATGTCGGCTGAGCCCGGCACCGGGTTCTGGTTCTTCGCGTAGTTGACGGTGACGCGTGGAATCTGCGACTCGCCAACAGGAATCTTTGTCGTCTGTCCATCAAACGTCACGCTCAACGGAATTGGCGCGAGGTTGATGACCGTTACCATATCGTGAAATACGCCCATGTGTTTTACTCCCCTCCCTGTGTTACGACCAAATGTCCGAAGAATGATGAATCCTTCGGACGGTCGATTACTTCGCGCTGCCGATAGAGGCCAGCACGGTATGCGCCTTCACGTCGAGCGCATCCAACTGTGCCTGCGTGACGGGCTGGCTGGCGACTTGGGCCTTGAGGTCCGCAATCTCCTTCGCGAGTTCCGCTACGCCCTGTGCAATCTGGTCAAGCTCACTGTCAAGTTGTCCGAAATCAGCCATGAGTTTCCTAACCTTCCGCTGGAGAAACCCCAGCCACAAAAACCCTAAAAAGGTGGTAGTGACATAAGCCACTACCACCCCGCACACTAGCTCGAATATCACGATTACAGGTCGCGCACGACAACGAGCGTCTGTCCGGTCACGCCATCCCACCGTGCATTGAGCCCCGGCATCTTGGCGAAATACTGCTTCCGGCAGAAATACGTTGCCTCATACGCGTGACGAGCGCCCGTGCCCGTGCCTTCACGAATCCACACGAGGCCATCCCTGTCCATGAACTTGCCGGGCTCGGCGACATAGCGCTTGAAGCCGGATTTCTTGGTGTCGAGGAAATAGACCTGCGCGAGTCCGACAGTTCGCAGCGCCTTGATGACCACTTCGCCGATGCTCAGGTCGCCCTGCGTGAACGCCTTCGTTCCACCGTTCGGGTTCTGCGCATTCGCGTCGTTGTATCGACGGTCAGCCGCCAACAGCTTGATGTATTCCCGACGCACGCTCGGGTGCATGAGAATGAGGTTGATGATGCCGCCCAACTTCTCGAACACAACGTCCGAGGTCCGCTGAGCCACGTCCAGCGACAATGCGCCGACGCTCGCCGACACATACGACTTCAGCGAATCCACGTTTGACCGCAGAATGCCGAAATAGTTGTTTTGGTTGGTGCCATCGTCAATCAGCGCCGGAAGACCCCAAAATGCCTTCTCGTAGCTGGTATCGAGAACGTCCGTCACTGACGCGTTCGCGGCCATGACCACGTAGTCATCGTCCGCAACGTCCGTGCCGATGCTCGCCGTCGAGATAGTGACGCTCGTGCCATCGCTGGCCGCGCCGGTCACCTTCGCTGCGAGTCCACCCTGCGTGCGCAGTGCGCCGTTCGCCGGGTTCACGAATGCGAGGAACATGCCGATATCAATGAAGCGGTTGCCGAAATCCGCACCCGGAATGTTGCCCGGGCCGTCGAGAATCAGGGTCGTGTTGCCGTCCGGGTCAGCCTCGTTCACGAGCGCCAACACACCGCGTCCATCCATACCGAGTGCGTGTTCCTCACGTCGGCTGATGTCGTCAATGATACGGGTCTTCTCGTCGGTCATCCCGTTACGGAACGAAGCCTCAGACGACACGAGGTCGGCCATTGCTTCCTCAGTCATTCGGATTCTCGCCATGAGTTTCTTCATGTCGATACGTCCCTGCGAGTGAAGCTGCTGTCCGGCTACCGGATACGCAGAGTCCTCACCGCCAAAGAACGGCGACACGTTACGTCCGTGGTGATGCGCCCACTTCGTGCCGAGCCCGCCTTTCCAGTCAACTTGCTCAACCGGAAATTCCTCAGACAAGGGGAACGAATTGTTAACGCCTTCCGAAATGCCCTGCTCGAAAACGTCTTTCGCAAGGCCGCTCAATGCTGTGGTATCTGCACCGTTACTCATAACTAGCTCCAGTTAGTTGTCGAAGCCACCACCGTGCTTGCGATAGGATTCAACCATCGCATCTTCCACGGCTTTGGCATTCTTGAAGTCAATAGCCTTCGCCGGGGTGGTCTGGACCGTTCGGTCACGTCCACCGGGAACCGGGCGAAATCTACGCGCTTCTGTTTGAACCACTGCCTTACGCGCAGGCTCAAACCAGTCATCAATCCACGCTTTGGCGAACTCCTCAATCAGCTTCGGGTCGCCTGATTCGTGCCGGGCGAGGAACTCGGGATTCGATTCGGCCGCTGCCAGATACGCGCGCCCAATGGCGTTCTTCTGACGCTCGGTTAAGTCGCTACCGACTTCTTTCGCAACCGACTCATACAGGTTGCCCAGCATGCCTCTGGAATGCACGGTCCAGTGATGCTGCGTGGCTTCCTCAACACTTGCTGCGTTATTCTTCAACGCAGCGAACTCATCAAGCTGTTCCTCTGTTAACCGCCCGAGAGCGGGGAACATTTTGACGATGCGTTCACGAATAGTGTCGAGTTCCACTTCTTCTGCGGACTTCGGATTCACCCCTGCGAGAGCTTGCACACGCCGACGTTCGGCATCGAGGTTGCCCTGCAGTTGCGCGAATTGCTGTTCGAGTCTCTGACGTGCTTGGCGTTCTTTTTGTAAATCAGCGATAAGTCCCCGTTGCTGCGAGTCATCGCCACGATTGGCCTGCGTGGAGGCAGGAGTTTGACCCGGAGTGGTTGACTGTGCTGCTTGTCCCGGCTGCGCCCCGGCTGGTGTTTCTTTGCCGCCCTGCGCTGCGGGCTGTTCTGTCCCTGCTGGTTGTTCTACAACTTGCTCGTTTGCCATGATTTACTCCTTCGTAACCCGGGTGGAGGCCGGGAATGGCATGTTTGGCACGATTCTTGCTGTCGGAACCATCATATCCTAGTTGGCACATATCTTGCAAGGGGCGACAACAAGCATATCCTGTTGTGCCCCTACACGCATATTATGCTGGCCCGTGGCCCTGAGCCTGCTGGCCGTGGCCCTGTGGCACGATTGAGGTCTTGGTCGAGCCCGCGTTCGAGTTCGCCATTGCGCCCGATGAGGGGGTCGCTGCACCCGGTGCGCCCAGTCCCGGGGGAGGGGGCATGCCGGACATCATCATCTTCTGTTGCGCCTGCTGAGCCGCGTTCGTCTCCATTTCCTGAAAGTGTGTCTGCAGTAGCCCTTCAAGGTTCGGGAACTGTTGCAGTAATTGCCGGATGGCATCGCCATTCGCCCACTTCACGAACTCCTGCAGATGAATCTGCGCGTCATACCACACATGCCACTTCAATGGCGTGCCATCGAGCGGGGATGGGGCGGGCGGCATGGGCATGTTCGGGTTGCCCTGCTGCGCTACCTGTTGAATCTGCGTCTGCCAGTTCTTCGTCGCCGTGATTGCGTCCTGTTGAGCCTTCGCGACATTCGCCGGAATCGCAGCCCACTGCTCGAACGCCTGCTGCTTCTGCAGTGCGCTCTGCACGTTGATGTCGAGCGTCGGCGACATGCGCGTAAGGCCGAACAGCTTCAAGCCTTCGTAGCGTTGGTCAGGGTCCTGCATGTTCAACATGCCCAACTGATTCGCGTGCTCCAATGCCGCGCGCATGCCCAGCGAAGTCTTCGGAGCCGCCGTGCCGTCTTCAATCTGCACGGACACCGAGCCCTGAAGCTGCGCACGCTTGAAGTTCTGGAACTGCCATGTGCGAGCCGGAGTGAAGATAGCTTTCGTTCTATCGTTCGGGCCGAACTCACGCTCAAGCTCGATAGCGAACTTGAACCAGTCGCGATACGCCTTTCCGCGCGAGGAGAACACGAGCGAGAACCGCGATTGCGAACGCTCGACCAACAACTGGAGAGCGCTGAACGCTTCCACGCCTGTCGGCTTCGCGCCCTTGATGATGTCGAACGTCCCGGCCAGTTCCTCAATGTCCTTGAGATACTGTTCACGAATGGTGAACAGCGAAGCGTCAGGACCCACACCGGGAATACGTTCCGGTTTAGCCTGCCCGCCCACAGTGAGCGGATTCCACTTGATGACGAGCCCGGGCATGCCCGTGAGCTTTTCAATCTCCGCGCCCTTCGGTTCCAACCACACGGGATTGCTCATCCTCATGATAATCAACTGAATCATCGAATCCAGTTGGTTCAGTTGGTCCTGCTTCTGAATGATGAGGTCTAGTGGCCCGCTGGCGAAGATTCTGCCGCCCACATGCTCATAACCTGCACTCGCGAAGGTGAAAAGCGGATTGCCTTCTGCGTCTTGATACGGGAACGGACCCGGGACCGCTTCGGTGTCTTCGAGTTGGATGATAAGCGGATTCTTTTCACCGACGACTCGGAAGACCAGCCCTTGAGGATACGCATCGCACGGTTTATACCAGACTTCGTATTCGGGAAGTCCTTCGTCATATTGATTTCCATTCGTCGCGCCATCCGACAGGTAAGCCGGGGAGACGCCAAGGTCGTTATGGGTCGAAAGCGAATAGAACAACTGCATCGACTGGTCGCTCGGCGTTTTCTGCCACGAGAGCGTCGGCACGAGGTCTTTCAGCACCGGATGGTCTTGGAAGTAACGCTTCGTTCTCCACCGCAGCCGCACCACGTAAGGCACATCGGAAAATCGCGCATACGTGTTCGGGAACGCCAGTTCCAGTGGTGACAAGGGAATAGTAACCACCTTACCCTGCGGTTTCTGCACGGTGAGCGGCTGGCCGTCATCGCCAACTGCCGGAGTCGCCTGCGTGGAGCCGCACGTCGGGCAC